CCACAGGGACAGAGGTTGAAAAGTCTATTACTGAAAGCAAAGATACACAAAAGAAAATAAAAAAAGAACCATCAAATTCAAATGCAACTGCGGCGCTTCGCAATCAAACGCTAGAACAGATAAAACTAGCTGACAAGTTGATTTTAAAAATATCAGACTTTAAGCAAATTATTAACAGCTTAGAAAAAGAATACGACAGAGCATTGTTGGCAGGAGGAACCGGGCGTATAGACGCTAGTGCGCGTGCGTCTAATGATAAGCGGTATAACGAAACAAAAAACCAGCTAGCAAGCTTACTAAACTATTTCCGTGAGTTGTCTACTCAAGGCACATCAAAAGCCTATACAGCAGCAAAAGCTTATATAGACATGATGGACAACGATGTAGCGCGTGATGCACATATTGAAGACATCAAGCAACGCGCTGCGGAAAGTAGAAAAGACAGAGTTGTAACGGACGAAGACATTAATAGGGCCGTAGCTAAAGATGAAGGCAAGAGAATAAGAAGGAAAAAAGAGGAGCCTAGTAAAGAAACTACGGCTGAAGAAACTGCGGTTGAAGAAAAACCCGATGACATATTTGCTGAAAAAAGCGGTAGTCAGGAACTAGCTGAGTTTCGCAGCCCTGAAGAAAAAACGACTAAAAACGAAAAGTTTGAATCTCGGCTTCCGTTAAACGACGCTCAGAAAGCTGTGCTTGTTAAACAGTACGGTGGGAAAACGTACGGCTTAGCTACGGAAAACAGATTCATTGAAGACGTAAATGAATTTCTTGAAAAAACAAACACGCCGCCTAAAAACGTACTAGACATTATCCTTGCTCTTTCGCCTGACACTAGCCGTCAGGTTAGCGAAAAGATTAACGACGAGCTGAAAGCTAGAACAGAAAAACTGCTTGCAGACTATAGAGCTGGTAAAACTCCTTTAGCACAAAGAAGAAACTACCCTAACCCAGCATTTAACAACGCTAAGTCAGCAACTAGTGCGTTAGAAATTATTGTTAACGACAAGAAAAACAACACTGATTTTGATCGTTTGTTAGCTGAGTATTTGCTTAGCCCAAAGAACATTGGTTCTATTAAAGACATATCGTTTAATGTAGTAGAAACCGACGATAAGAAACTGCTAAAAGAAGCGGGCAGAGTCTTTAAAGACGCTCGTGGAATGTACACAATACGCGCTGGGGCTAGAGATATATACGTAAAGGGTGAAAGCTTTAGCGTTGAAGAGCAAGGCGTCAACACGGTCACAGTGCTGCACGAAGCGTTGCATGGTGCGGGTAATGAAAAAATTAACCTTGTGCTGCTTGCAAGAAAATATAATTTTACGCAAAACGTATCACCTGCTTTGGTAGAAGCTGTTAACGGTTTAGAGCGCCTAATGGAACGCGCTGGCAACATATACCAAAACGGCAAACGCGATGCAGCCTTACAGTTTAATTTAGATAACGCAGAAAGAGGCGGTGCGTTTGAAGACGTAAAAGAATTCTATACCTATGCTATGACCATGCCTAGTATGCAGGAGTTCTTGCGTACTGAAGTGCCGGGCGACATTAAAGAAACCAAAAAATCAGGTTTCAGCGCGTTTGTAGATACCGTATTAGCGATGTTTGGCATCGACCCTAAGATACGTTCTGGCGTTATAGATTTGTTTGTACATTCTGACGTTATTATACAAACGCGTATATCTAAAGAGACTAGAGAAGAAGTAGCAATTACATTAGCAGCGGATAAAGCAAAGCTATACAGCAAAGCCAAAGTCCAAAAGTCTAACTCGCAAGATGCTGAGCGCAAACTAGAAGCTGCTAGACGCCAAACACAAATTGTAGAAGACATGGGTTCGCTAATGAATGTGGCGAAGAACCCTGCATTGTGGCCTGACTACATCAGACTCAACTTCCGCAACCTATCTACCCCTGCGTATAAGGGACTGTTAGCAACACTGCCTACTAACGTAGTAATAGATACAGGCACTGCGCTTGGTATTGGTAGCCTAGCGGACGTAAACGCTAACGTGCAAAAAATGTACACGTACCGTACCCAAGAATTACAGAAGGTACAAGACACTGCTGTGCCTTGGATAAAACTTGACTCGTCTATGCAAGCGCAGTTAGCGGAAGTTATGCATAGTGCTACGGACACGCAGGTAGACCCAGATATAACGTCGGGTAAAGACCCTGTACTAGATAGGCGTTGGGCTGCATTAAACAGCGACGCTAAAGATGTATACCGCAAGGTACGTGACTTCTATAAGAACAAGTACAAGCTATACCGTGCACTGCTTGAGCAACGTGTTAACGACGTAACTACTGACCCCGCAGAACGCAAGCAGTTAATGGACTCTATCAAAGCTACGTACGGTGATAAGAACATGGAACCGTACTTTCCGTTCATGCGTTATGGTGAGTATTGGGCAAGCGTTGGTAAAGGCGAGGCTAAAGAGTTTCACATGTTTGAATCGCCGGGGCAGCGTGACTTATTTCTTGAGCGCCGTGTTAAAGAGTTAAACCTTAACGGGGATAATCGCACGCTTAGTGAGATGATGGAAAGCGAAGATGTTCGTGCGGGTAACGATGTAGCTAGTCTGCGTCAAGACACAGCGAATGAAAGCGCTAACCTAAAACAAATGTTTGCCACCATCGACGGCATGAAGACTAGTAGCGACACGGAGAAGTCTCGCCTTAAGGATGAGATATTTCAAATGCACTTGTTGACGTTGCCAGAAGCATCGTTTCGTAAACAGTTTATACACCGTAAAGGTACGGCTGGTTTTAACGGAGATGCACTACGTAACTTTAACGAAGCCAGCGCAAGGATCGTTAACCAAATATCACGCGTTAAGTACGGCCCTAGTATTAACGTAGCCATGAGCGCGGCAAAAGATTCTTTAGCGGGCAATCCCGATCAAGCTAAGCTAGGCATGATTACACGAGAGATAGAGTTACGCCTTGAAGATGAACTTGCTCCTGATTTTAAAGACGACGCATTAGATAAAGTTGCGCGTACTGCTAACAAGGCAGCGTTTATTTGGCTCCTTACTTCCGTTAAGTCCGCAGCTAACCAAATGTTCAGCGTAGTTAGCTTTACGATGCCTACCCTAGCTAAGTATCACGGTTGGGGTGCTACGCTTAAAGAGATGGGTAGGATGTCTGCTGTGTGGAATGAAGTCGGTGCTACACGTACAGACAAGAACGGCAACGTAACTTTTATACCGTCAGTCAGTATTGCTCATTCTAAAGCGTTGCGTTTAAACCCTGTAGAGCAACGTGCCTATCAAGTTATGGTTGATCGTGGCGTAGCGGATGCTACACGTACCTATGATTTGTTTATGCAGAAAGGCGCACCGAGTGCGGACTACAACAGCAAATTAGCTACTGTTGTTAAAGCTATGGGTACTTTGTTTCATGCTACTGAACGCTTGTCTCGTGAGATTTCGTACATGGCTGCGTTCCGACTAGAGATGCAGAAGCATAATGACTTTGACCGCGCAACTGAAAAAGCAATGGGCGTAGTTAACGAAGCGTTGTTTGATTATTCTGCATGGAATGCACCACGCGCAATGCGCTCAGCCCCAGCTAGAGTTGTTACACAGTTTATGAAATTCCCGTTGTTTACGACTATCTACTTAGCACGTAACTTCCGCGCAATGATAAAACCTTTGGATGGTGAAACTAGAGCGGGAGCGTTCAAAGCTTTTAGTGGTACGTTGGGTATGACTGCGTTGGTAGCAGGTACTGCTGGACTGCCGATGTACAGTGCAATCTTTGGTGTGCTCCAAGCAATGCGTAACGCTATGCGGGATGACGATGATCCTGTGCCAATGGAAGAAGAAAACCTAGAGCGTTGGTTCCGCAAAGTATGGTTGCCTGAAACATTTGGCGAAACAAAAATAATGGGTAGAGGGTTAGACGACCTTATTGATACCGGAGTGTTGAACACTGCTACAGGTCTTGATTTTGCTAGCGGGCTATCGTTAAACAATATGTGGAGTAAAGATGCACCTGAAGCTAGCTCGTGGAAAGATGCGTACGGGCAAACTATTACAGGCTTTTTAGGCCCTGCTGTTGGTCTTGGTCAATCATGGGCAACCGGTATTGATGACATAAACAAAGGCGACATGCTTAAAGGTTTAGAAAAACTAACTCCCGCGCTATTCCGTGGTGGTATTACTGCTCTTCGCTACAACACCGAAGGTGCGGTTTCATCTATAGGTAGTCCTATTAAGAGCATGGATGAGTTTACTTACTGGCAGTTAGCCGCACAGGTTGCTGGGTATAAAACAACAGGTATGGCTAGACTAACTGAAGACAACTTTGCTATCACTCAACAGATGAAGCAAATAAATGGTCAGCGTTCTAAGTTGTTAGGTGACCTTAACCGTGCAGCGCTTATGGATCGTGATTCTGATTTTGAAAAAGCGGTTGATGGTGTTGTTAAGTTTAATACTAAGTACCCAACACGCGAAATAGAAATGGATGACATTGATAAAGCTATAGACCGCCGAATAGAAATGCTAACAAAGAGCAATCGTGGCGTGTATGTACCAGACGATTTCCTCCAGCTTGAAGCACTCAGAGAGCGTAGCCTAGAGAGAATAGAAGAAGAAGCTGCAAAATAAAAAACCCCCGGACAGGCCGGGGGCAAAGTTCACCGAAGGAAAAGTGACAGGCGAAGGAGCTAACAACGCCCGTCAAGTGCTTTATATCATATTCTCCACACTCGCACACCCCTGATACTGCTTTCGATTACACACTTGGAAACCACCTTGTACTTAAGCCGGTTTGTAACGCGCTTTATTTCCTCAGTTGCGCTTGGGCAATGTAAGCAAGGGATGAAAAACGAATGCCCTTTCTTGAATTGCTTCCAGTTAATTTGATACAGAACTCCCGCTACCCGCATTTTCTTTCTCCATACCAACGTACTCGTCTACGTTAATAAACTCAGGTGCGCTGCAATCAAACTGCATGACGTGAACAGGTGTGCCTTTAATCTTAGTTCCGCTAGTCATGCGCCTTGTAGTGCTACCTTGATAGATACCTTTAGTCTGCAACTGCTTCATTGTGTCTTTGTAGTTGATCTGCCGCTCTACGCAATCATCCTTAAACACCTTAGCCACAATGTACATCTTCTTGGTATCAGGTTCGTATCGTATGATTAATTCACCGTACGGTTCTTGTATCGGTGCGGGTAATAACTTAGTGCGAGCATCAGCCTCACCGTCTACGACTAGCGTGTTACGTAGATGGCGATTAATAAAGTCACCTACTACGCTTGATGGGTCATCTCTTGGTGCGGTGCTATCTTCACGTATGTCACGAATCATGCTGCATGCCCACTTGTATATAGCCTTCATATCGTAGTCATGCAGACCCAACGACTTAGCTATCAAGCCACCCATGATGTTACATGCAACAACGCCAGACCAGAATCGCTCACGCTGACTTAAGCGCAACTCTTTGTCTATCTTGGCTTGCACTTCTTTTAGCTGCTGCACTGCTTCTTCTTTATGCCCCACAAGCCACTGCGCATAGATGTCACCTGCGTGCCCATAGTTCTCTAGCAGTTGATGGTCAAACATACGCTTACCTTCTTCCATCGGTATAGCATCGCTGTAGCCGATTGTGTACTCCATCAAGCGCATCATCTCACCGTCAGGCGTATTCTTAAGGCTGCCTAGCTTCTCGTAAAAGCTAGCATTACCACTGGACAAAGATATGTTCTGCCACTTCGTGTTGTTCTTACGTAGCTTGTTAACTCCTGCCTCTACTCTATTCTTACCTCGTCCTTGCGACATGCCATAGGTCAGGTCAGAGAACTCGTCGGACTTCATGTTGGTAATCTCGTCCATCGTGAACGGTAGATTATTCATAACGCCAAGCATGTGCATACGGGCGTTCATAGTGTCCTTCGGTATCGCCACTAAGTCCTTGGGGTGTCCGTATACGCTGTTACACATAAACAAAGCTGTGGACTTACCCGAACCAGAGTGCGGGAAGATGACGTTGATGATCGCTCCGTTAAGCCCAACGAACTTAAGTAAGGGTGAACCAAACGCAGTAAGTGCAGCAAACGCATTAGGCTCTAGGCCGGGGCGTCCGTACATGTTGAATACTTCCTTCCACTTCTCTAACGTACCCACAGCCGTCATGTGTTGCGCAATGCCTTCGGTGTGGGAAGAAGGGGGGCTATAGTAAACCCCGTCTGCGGTGATCTCTCGGTCGCCGATAATAAACTTGCTGTCTGAATCAGCCCAGCCAAACTGCGTTCTCATAAGCTCTGCTCTCCTTGTTAGTTGTATGTCTTTCGCGCAGGAAAGTAAAAATCCTACGATGCTGTCCATCTGTGGGCCACGGGCTAACACTCCGTTCTGACCTAAGAATTTCTTTGGCTCGTCCTTACCAATCAATGCACTTGCGGGTATAGCGAACTCCTTAGTGCCGTCTCTTGGTAAGTGCAACCTCATCAGCGCCATCTCGCCAATCTCAGGGTCTGTCATGCGCTTGACTACGTATAGGTCATGCTCATAGACTAGGACGGGGTCATCATCTGTTCTTTCCATGTAGATGCCGCCTTTTTTGCCACGGAAGTAAGGCCACGGAAATGCTGGTACTTGGTAAGAGACAACCTCTTCTTCCTCTTCAACCTCGACCTCGTACTCACCTTCCTCGGTTGGCTCAGCCTTGGCTATCTCTTTGCCTAGTACGATAGGCGTAGTGATCTTGCCCTTGTGTATGCAACCAGTACACCCGTCAGGGTTCTCTTTCTCAAACGTCTCACAGAAGTGCGGCCCACCCTTACGCTGTAGGTCATGCACCTTGATCTCAACTTCTTCGGGGTCATAGCCGGGGTAATGCTCTGACATCTTGTGCGCAGCCGATGCCCCTTCCTCGCAGAATGCCGCGATAGATAAGGCGCTACGCCATAGGTTGTAAGAAATGGTGTCTTGGTTTTGAAAGCAATGCACTAGCTGTTTGCAGCCTTCGCCCTGCGCCGACTTCATCATTATGGTTTTGAAGCGGGAGATGCGGTTGCCCATCAGGGATAGAGTCAGGGCACTGCGTTGTATCTGCCTTCTTGGGGCGAACTTCTTATCGCTTACGCCTAGCGTTACCCGTAGCTCAGCAGGCTCACTTGCGCTGCCTCCTACAGCTATTACAGTAACAGCAGACGGTGGTGTGTCCTTAAAGTTTAGTGTGTTAGGTACGCGCAGTATCCGTGCAGGTTCAAAGCACTTGGGGTCTGCTATCAGGTTGTGAATCTTACAAAGCTCAGCCAGACGGTCTATCATGGGTTGCCAGCGATCTCTGCCGATAACCTCAGTAAGCGTCCAGTAGGCGTGTATGCCACGACCTGAATTAATTAGTATGGGCTTGGGTAGCCCGATTGTCTTACAGAAGCGTTGCAGTTCCTGTAGTCCAGTAGCTTGGTCTATATAGCCTTCACCGGATGCTGCCTTATCTTCTCCGCAGTCAATATCCACCCACAATGCTTTGAAGTACTTTGCATTGTCGCCTGTGCGGTTATCGCCTGTTTCGTACTTGGCGCAGCCAAAGTACACGTCACGCTCATCTTCAAGCAAGGCTTGTACTAGCTCATTTACCTCTTCTCTAGTCTCTACAAGGTGCTGTTTCGTCTTCTTATTCTTGATGCCTACTACTGCGTACCAACCCTCGGGGGCGAGTACAGCATCTAAAAGGTCGAAGTCAGCCATGTCTTATCTCAGGTGAAAAAAAGGGGGAGGATTTCTCCTCCCCGAAAGCCGCAGGACGCGGCGCGAGAAACTTAGTCGTCACTCCACGCACTAACTACATCTGCTAAGCTCTTTGTTTCTGTAGGCGGCGGTGCAGCTTTCTTCGACGCACGTTTGGTCGGTTCAGCTACTTCCTCTTCTTCCACTGCCTGAACTTTCTTAGGCTTCTGTTCAAACTCCTCGTTGCTATCCTCACCCTTGTCCACAGCGGTTACGTTAAGCACCACGGCTTTCTGTGAGTCAGGTGATTCAACTGCGACAGCAACTGCATCTTGCAGGTCAGGGTCGCTTGCTACAAAGCCCACTGCACGGAACAATATAGACTGATTGTTGTTGTCCTCGTTAAAGTCAATCTCAGTTACTACGCCGTCGATGTTTTCACCGTTAGCAATAATGTAGTCAAGGTAAGCATTGAGCGGGAACGTCTGCCCAGCGCCCTTACCAAAGATTGATTTAGATGCTACCTCAAGCTGATAGATGTCGCCATGATTATTGCCGCCCACTTCCTCTGGCAGAATAACCGCTACGCGACGCTTGAAGCGGCATGCACGAGTCTCGCCTTGACCTGAACCCTTTATGTTCTGTGGGCAAGTCTCGCACGTCTTACCTTGTGGGTTCTTGATGCTAGCGTCAGGCTTGTTGCCATCATTAGTCCAGCAGTCAGGCGCAGTAGCCTCAGCATTAGGGTCGTAGGCTTTAGCGTAGAACGTACGCTGCACAGCAGGAGCAACACCTACTAATACCACTTGCAACGGCGATTTAAACTTACCCGCTGTCTCACCGTTAACTACACGAACAAACATACCGTTACGTGGCGAGATACGCTTGAGCTTGCTGCCGCCCTTCATCAATGACTGAGTCAATGCGCTAGGGGCTTTCTTACCTGCAACCGCTACGTCGCGGTTCTTGAAAATGGAAACGTCGTTGTTCATTTGTTGCTTCTCCTTACGGTGATTTTATATGCACTGTCCAACAACATACCCTTAGGGAATTTGTCGGGGTTCTCTTCAAGAAACTGCTTCATGTTCGTCTGGCTTATGCGCTTCTCAAACAAACCATAAGCGTCATTCTCTTTGACGAATTCATACATTGAATCCCAATCGTTAGTCCAGTAGCGAGTCGCTACTCTACGCATTACTGTACCTGCTTGGGTTTTGATACTATCGGCATCAGTTGCTTTACATATATCCAACAACTTAGCTTCAATCACGTCCATCTGTGCTTCTAACTGCTTATCTTCTTCTTCGTACTTTGCTTTCAACTCCGACCTTGCATCGCGTATCTTTAGGTAGATAGACGATAGCTTACTAGTAGAAACATCGTCCATGACAGCTCCTTAGTATGTGTACTTAGGTGCGCATGTGACGTCAGTAACTATGTCTGTCGTGCGTCCAGAAATTTTGCGTTTAGCCATGATGACTACTGCACGGGTACGATTAGATTCGCACTCGTTAATAGCAAGAATGACTTCGTTACGACTCATGCCTTGTACTTCTTTATCAACTACAAGGGTTGAGTTTGGTGGGTTGTATGAATCGCTGAATGCGCATCCTACTAGCGCAAGTGGAATGATAAGTACTAGTTTGTTCATGCTTAGCTCCTTCGGTTAATAAAAGTGCGGGGTCACTAGAGAGGTATGCTGCAATGTCAAAGGCTCTAGCCCCCGCTGCCGGTGTTATATGCGCCACCTCCGGCTGGGCTATTTTGATTCTATTTCCTGCTTATACAACTCAATGATCTTATTATGGTTTGTTATGTTGCCCCTAAGCATGGCGTACATTCGTCTTTCGACTTCACTACCTTTTATATGTACAACAGTCATCGGGTTTTTCTGTCCGGGCCTGTCAATTCGTGCATTAGCTTGAAGATACGTTTCAACACTAGTGACAGGTGCGTACCAGATTACTACATTTGCTGCGGTTAGTGTTAGTCCATGTGATGCTGCTTGCGGCTGAATTATCAATACCTTAGTATTTTGGTCGGTCTGAAACCTATTAATAATGTCATGTCGTTTGTTAACTGTTACTTGTCCGCTAATAACTTCACAGGTGATACCAGACTTAGTCAGATGCTCTTTGAGTAATGCTATCGTATGAGTAAAGGGTACAAACACTAGCACCTTATGGCTAGCTTCTTCTATGACCTCTTGCACTACGTTTAAACGATTCGATACATCAAATTCAATTACTTGCCTATCGTCAGAATAAACTGCACCGCCCGATATTTGCAACAGTTTATTTAGTTTTACTGCTGCGTTAACAGACGTAACATCTTCACCGTCCGCTGACATAATCATTTGCTGCTTGAGTATCTCGTAATACTTTTTTTGTTGCGTCGTCAATGGTGCATCGCGTTCTACGTACGTTACATCCGGTAAGTCTAAGCACTGCTTCTTCTCAAAGCGTATCGCAGGTTGTAGCGCGTTATGCACAGTTACTTCAGAGTCCTTGCGTGGTATCCAACGGAACTGCCCAACCTTCTCCATCACCTTGTCACGGAACTGCCCATAGAACTTAGGTATGCCGTCAGGGTTGATTAGCTTAGCCAGACCATACGCATCGACAGGGGACTGCGCAGCGGGTGTACCAGTCAACATCCACAACCATGTGTCTGGTGTAACCAACGTCTTCAATGCTTTCCATCGGTTAGTCTGTATGTTCTTGTATGCTGACGCTTCGTCTGTAACAATCAAGTCAAACCCACCGTTAGCAATCTCTTCCTTAACAATATCTACACCATCAAAGTTGATGATGACAAACTCTGCATCGCCTTCTATTACTTTAGCGCGTTGGTCTTTTCTACCGTACGCTATGTCTACTGTTCTATGCACAGCGAACTTAAACAAGTCTGCTTGCCATGCGGATTTCATAATCGACAAGGTAATAG